TTTTCTGTCGGGCCGTGCTTTGCCTTGCCACCGGTATCGCCAGGGGCATCATAGTCCCCTGCCTCTCCAAGATCACCCGCAGCGCCACCTGGAGCGGCAACTCCAGTGTCCTCAAACGATCCTGCAATAAATCGACCGCGAAGATCGGGCGTGGCGACACTGTTGCTATCATCGCCACCATCGCATAGCGTCCAACCTGTCGGGATATCGACTATCGCGCCACCCCACATGACAATAATGCCGGACGGTTCGGATGCGGTAGGGCCACCTATGCCTATAAGCACGCCCGCGAAATCCGTTGCTCCAACTGTCAACCACGGCGAGAAGCGGATAAACGAAAGTATAGTCGCTTCCGTCCATCCATAGAGCCCCAATTCTATTGCAACTGCACTAGCGGGGACTATTACATCAACCGTGTCGGCGGATGCGAAAGAGTTTCCGTCAACATCGCAAGGCTGCAACGTCACCGAGTAACCGTCTGCCGTCACGTCGGCTGTCGGCTTGCCGAATTCGATCTCGACGCCCAGGACCTCTTCTTGGACGGGGGGATTCTCAGGCTGTTTGGTCCGAATGTCTGACGGGCGTCCCGATGGTTTCGGGTCCAACGATTTCACGTCCACCGGTTTTGCATCTTCGAGATCCGAAACGCGATCATCGAGCTTTTCCCTCTTCCGCTCTTCGGCATACCGCTCCAGCACTTCGATTCGCTCTCGAAGCTCCAGGACAAGGTTTTCCGGGTTGTCGCGTTCTTCAGCCATTACGTCAACAGGGCTCCAAGGGTTGTTGCGAAATCGTGCGTTCCGTAGGCAACGTAGTCCGTGAGGTCATTACCAGCAGCTTGGACCTTGAGGGCCTTGACAACTCTTTTGCCTTCTACAGTTCCGTCGTCCTGCCATTGGGATACTGCACGGGTGCCTATGTCGTATAGCGTCCGCCTGACGGTCTTCTGCCAAGTGTACGGGTGTACGATAAAATCGAAATCGGCGGTGTAGAGCGCCGTGGTGGCACTCAACGCCCTATAAAAGTTCACTGTCGAACCCTCGTATTTCATCTGCCCGACCGCGATTACCTTGCCGAGGATCGTCCATGCGTTTTCGTTGAGACTGCCCGAATGCGGAAGAAGTTCTCCAGCGTAGGTATTCAGGCCCGTCGCATTCAAAAATGAGTGTATGCGGATCAACTGGTAGGGTTTTTCGCCCCGCTCGTCATAGCCCGCTCCAGGTGTGATACCGTATTCCTGCTTTATGACCTCGCCGTTTGCAGCAGCTACCGGACCCACCATCTGCGTCTTGACGCCGCCCGCCGTGTATGCGTGGGTTATCTTTTCTTCGTACAAGACCGTCCGGGTAATGATGTAGCCCTTGTTCACCGCACCCTCGCCGCCGGTAAAATCGAAGCCGTATATCAGAGTAACAATTACCCACCCCGGCTTTGATTTGAAAGCAACTCGCTTCTGCAACAAAACACCGGATACCCCCAATCCTGTCGGATAGGTAGCTGGCGCAGCCGCGCCCCTTGCTGGCATTGAACCCCATGCGTCGGTGTCCCAAGTGTCACGAGGAATAGCGTGTGTGAGCACCCATGTTTCCGATCGCTTGTTCTCATCGTAACCCTGATCGGCGTCTATCAGGTAGTCTTTGTAAGCAATCGCCATATCACTTCCTTATTTGTCGTAAATCGGTGCATCATAAACCACTTCGATAAGCGCGTTAGCCGGGACAAGCGGGTCTTTCGGGCGGGACTTTATGCCGCTCACCCGACCGGCAGTGCTGTTATCATCGGCGGCAAAGGTGTAAGTTGTACTCTTCAAATATCGGACCTCGGCGTCCCTGTCGGCAGTCGCGCAGTGGTATCGCCTCAAGCAAGACCACCAGCCGTTCCGGGTCCACTGATGTGCGTCGCTCAACGACCAGTCCAATAGCCGGGAGCCCTCGTCAAACGCTATCGCCTTGGCCGCGCAGGTCGCATCACCTGTCACGACAATCACTGTCGGCGATGTGTACGACGCGACGACGTAAGTGCCTGTGGCGGTAATCACAACGCTCTTACCGACGATGCTGGGGTAGAAGATCGCCGCCGTTGCCGTAACAGTGGTTGTCGGAGCGCCGTAGACGCCCGTAACCGTGCCTGTGCGAGTCTGAACGGCTTGGTAGTAATCGCCGCCCCGGGCCGTAACGATAGCCCGTTCATCAGCCTCGCCGGGAACCTTGCCGATCCGCGAAGCTGAAATTATGATCGTCGAATCTTCGGGCAGGCCGTCAAGGGGCTCGAGACTCGCGTCGGACAATGACAACCGCCCGAGATCGTAAACGCGAGTGTAGGTGATGTACCCCCCGCCCTTCACGTCTTTGGAATGCTGCTTCAGCAGCCTCGCTTGTTTCAGGTCAGGTATTGCCATTATCGTTGAATTCGTTTCTGTAGATTCTGACTGGCAGGAATCAACGCCTTATCCCTTTTAACCATCTCGCCCATCATGCGATAATATCTCGCTGTCTCCGTACCGTCCTTGCCCCCTGTGTCGTGTTCGTCCAGCATCCTCGCAGCCTGAACAATCAAGTCACCGCAACCGATAAGGCCGCTGGGGTAGACAGTCGCTGAATCCGTTAGAGCAGCCATAGCAGCGCGATACCGATACCTGATAGTGAGTCCGTTGTCGTAAAAGGCTTCCGTGGCTGTAGCCGCTGTAATAGCCGCATCGCTGACAAGGACATCTGCACTGGTAACAGATTGAACCTCACCATCAGCCGAGCCTGTAATTTCTATAGTAGTGCCCACAAGATCGTCGTGGAAGTCGGGACCGGTCACGCGGGTAACTGTAGTTCCAGCCGAAGTGACGGTCGCGCTGACTGGCTTCGGGTAGCATATCCATTCATGTACCGTACCCGTCGCCGCGGCATGGACCTTGGCCCTCACCGTGTAATCTGTAGGTTGACCCTCAGTGTTGTTATCTCTCCGAAATCTCAATAGCTGGGAATGGTTGACGAGTTTGAGTTCTTCACCATACGTCAAGCTGTCGTAATCGTAAACGAACGGCTCAGTATTGCCCTCGTAGGCTGCTGGCAGGTCGTAGTCCTCATCACCAGCCCTAAGCGTGATCTGCGCAAGAGTAGCGAGAGAAGACCACAAATGAGATTGCTTATCACCCATCTCATCAACGTAATCGCCGGTGAGGTATCTCCGATATCCATCATTGACGGCCAATAGAGCGGCTGCCTTCTGCCCAGCGCTAGCTGTGGCGTAAGTTACGTCATCAATAAACGCCAGATAGCTAGTCACAATCGCCCTTGCGTCTTGTACGTGAACGGCCATAACGCACGCTCCTTGTAAAAGATAGCGCCCCACCCCACACTTGAGGCGGGGCGCTCTACAAACACTTCACATCGATCACCAGCCGATAACCATGACAGACACGGTGGCAGAGTCGCCTGTATCGTCAAGGTGCTCGACTTTGACCGTCTGACCGGACCACGAAACCATGAATGGCCCGGTTAATGCGTCCTCGTTCGATGTCACAAACGCAGCTTGGATCTTCTTCATCCAGACCGTGAACGTGACGCCTGTGTCTCCGGCGGTCGTTGTCTCGCATTGAAACAACTCGACCGTAAAACCAGGCATCGACTGAAGGATGCGCGAGCCACTAACTGGTGTTATATCAGCCATGTCACACTTCCTTTCTTAAAAGCCGACTACCATGAGAGAAACAAGCACCGCGTCACCAGTCGCTCCGGCAAGGGATTTAATGGTAACGGTATTCCCGCTCCACGAGGCGGTAAACGGACCGCCCTTCGTGTCCTCATTGCCGGTAATGAACACTTCCTTGATCTTGCTTATATCCGACAAGAACGTCATGGCGTCCTCACCGTTAGCCGAGGTCGTAAGCTGCACGAACTCGACCTGGAAACCCGGAAGCTGCCGTATGATGTGCGAGCCGGATGTAATTACTCCAACAGCCATACTGCACCGCCTTTCGGTTAAAGGTTAATACTAATAGGTTTACGCGACGTCTACCGTCATGCACCAGGCTACCGGACCGTCCAGTTCGCCCGCCGTCTGCGGTTCAAGCACCGCTTTGGTGCCTGCACCAGCGCCACACGTCGCCTGACCGATGATGACGAGGTTGGATGTCGGGAAATCGCCCGTAGCCAACGCCGTTATCCAGTCCCCTGGACAAACACCACCTACCAGGAACCAGCCGTAGTAATCGATCGTCATTGCTGAGATCGACGTAGCCATCATCATACAGATATCGTCGGCGATAAGTGCATTGGCAAGAGTGCTGGAAACCCCGTAGATATCGGTCGCAAGGGCCGGTTGGCACAGTTCGTAGGCGGCGGCAATCGCCGTCGTTTGGTTCTGAGCGTACATCAATGTCGACCAACCGTGAACGCTTGTCCCGGCGGTGCCGTTGTTGTACACCTTAGCCATCGTACCAACATGATACTTTGCGGCAGCGACGTTGTGGTGCGCAGATCCAGTAAAACCGTCGTCTGGCCCAGTATTAATCAGTGACGGGATAACGCCATCCGGCCAGTTATTAATCAGGAGCACACTTTCCGCTGCAATAGTTGAATCAGCCATTATTCTGATTCCTTTCGCCGGTCATACCGGCGGTAGAGGTTAATTTACGCGACAGCCAAGAGCAGCATGTTCGCCCGCGGCATCTTGCAGGTCAGCGTACCGGCCAGCATGATACGAGCCAGGAAGGCGTCGATTCCGCCCTGCTGTTCGCCCTGCCAGACAAACGGGGTCATCTTGAACCGGCGTTCAGGCGCGATTCGCAACTGCCATGTGTTCGGATTCAACAGTGCCATCGACGCGGTACGACTATTGAGCGTCATCCAACTCGACTTGATGACTTCAATGTCGTGTACGTTGATCGCGCTGAAACCGTACTTCATCGCCATCATTGACGGCTTGACCGGCGCGGTCTTGCTCTCGGCCTGCACCCGGATGTCTTGAAAAATACCTTCAGGTACGATCATGTACAACGTGTCACGCCTCTTGCCACGCCCGTCGAGACCCTGTGGGATATGCCTTCGGCAGACATCGCCCCATACTGCGATATTGGCCAGGGAGGGGGCTACAGCAGTGCTCTGGTCGGTGTAGATGGTACCGCGTGACGCGCCTTGATACCAATCGTTGATGCTGGAGTCGATAGTTCTCGTGAGGCCACCATAAGGCACGTCGTGCGTCAACGCCTGCGGAACCGAAGTGAAGTCTCGGCTGGTCGCTTCGGTGTGACTGTCGCTTCCAGCCGTCCACCATTTCTCCTGAAGGAAGCGACGGAAACCGTCCTGTGACGTTTCGGTCACGAGTTTAATGGTATCGAGCGGAGCGGTGTACTTGCCCTTGTTCTCGACAACATCCCTGCCGTCGTACTGGACGGGGTGCTGCATATACTTGGTCAGGAACGTCGCCTGCTCCAGCACATTGGTTTTGCCGCCTTTGAGCGGTTCGTTCATAAAGTACGACTGGGAGAGCCCTTCGGTAGTGCCTTTCTGCATCGTAATCACGGTCGACAAGCCGCCTTTGAAGACTATTCGGCGGTGCTCATACAGCATAGCGAACAGGGGGATACTCAGCGCCACTTCATTGGTGAAGCCGCGATCCCATGCCGCGCGAGTTGCTTTGTCAAAATCAGCCATTTTCATGGTCCTTATTCTGCGCCAGTGACTTTCACAGGCTCGTTATTCGATTGTTTATCATCCAAATTCGCCGCTTTTACGCATCTGCTCGAAGACCTGATCGTTATCACCGTTCATCGGGGCGGTAGGGATAGTCGCACCGCCCTTTCCGGGATCTACGGTCACTTCGACCTTGGCCTTCGGCTTCTTACCCTTGTTCTGGGGGTCTTCAGCGAATGCTTTCTGGTAAGCGGCGTCCAACAACAGCCGGACATGATCTGCCTGGGGCAAGGCGTTTCCGTCCTGTCCGTCGAGATTCAGTTCGGCCAGGTGCGTCCTGACGGTTGCGATAATGTCGTTGCGGTACATTCCAGACGTTACATTGCCCTTCTTGTCCGTAACAGAATACTGCTTATCGAATCCGTCGAGCATAGCATTCAACGTCGCGCTGCTTTCAGCCTGTTCGGCGTCGGCGTCGCTGGCATCCATTCGGTCAGACAGTGCCTTGAGAGTCTTGGTAAACTCCTCAAGCTGCGGGGAAGACTGAGATGAAGCTGACGCATTAGTCTTTGCGTCGATCTCCCGCACCCTTAACATCACCTTTGCAACGTCCGCGGCATTGGCGACTAAATCGCCGTCCGCGTCTCGCTTGTTGAGAGAGGCTACCAAGGCGTCTATTTCCTTGTTAGCGTCCTCTCGGGCGGTGTCAGGGGGCTTCTGTGAGGCGGTCATTGTCTTCACCAGATCCGTAAGATCCGTAATAGTCTGGTGATTGGCCTCATTCTGCTTAGTGGCGTTGGCGAGTGCTTGGTCGTTAACCTGCCTGCCCTTGTCCCAGAAACTACGCTTCTCGTCCGGTTTGGGCTCGACAACTTCGTCGGGCTTTACATCGGCCTTCTCGTCTGGTTTCTCGTCGGGTTTCTCGATCACGTTACCGTTTTCGTCGCGGTCGGGATGGCCACCCGCGTAGAAATCTTCGGTCATCGTCGAATCTGGTTCGCTAGAACCTGTTTCGGGAACCGCCTCGCCATTACTGTCCGCTAATGTCATTTCGTCTGCCATGCTCCAACTCCTTACGTTCGGTCTCGGCTCTTGTCCGGCCTGAACGGTTTGGGTGTCTGCGACCGATTCTTCGCCCTTTAGCTCATGTCTGTTTGGCTTTCATCGGTCTATGTTAAACGGCACCAGTGGCCGTCTCTTGTTCAGCTTCTTCTTGCTGGGCCTGCAATTGCTCCATGAACTGAAGGAACTGCGGATAGCCTTCAACTTTTTCTAGTATTTCGTCAATATTGTCCATGTCGAACGCTTCAAGCAACTCCTTCGCAAATGGGAACGGAGAGCCAAACGCCTCTGACAACTGCATCAAATCGTTCTTTTTTTGCTGCTTATCGAATGGAAGTCCTGTACCTATATGGAGTTTGATAGCAAACTCAAGATCGATCAACGCTTGGGTAATCTCACCCCTGCGAGCGTCGAACTCTTTGCCGGTCATTTGAACGATCTGACCTGGCTCCAGATTGGCCTGGTCCATCTCGACGACCAGTTCCATAATCTGTTTGTTCCACCTGTCCCTCTGTGCTATCGAGAGGCTGGAGCGGATCATGTCGGATTCCTGCTTGGCGGCGATCTCGGTGGCTGTAACGTCAGCCGTGGAACCTTTGCCCAAAGATTGATCGTGCTTCCCGCCCATACCCTGAAGCTGTCGGTCCAGTAATTCGACGATCTGGAAAGCACCGGCAGGCAGGCCGGCCTGTTCGAGGAATTTAGCTACCTTGTCAACCTTGCCCTCTTCGACGTTTATCGTCTGGCCAGGCTCATTGGTTATCTGGTCTCCCTTGTCAGCGAGAGCCGACTTGTCGATAATCAGTGACGGATTACCGTGGTACAGCATCATGTTGAGCAGGGCCGTATATGTCCCGTTCGTCATAGTCTGGAGCGGTTCGGACATCTCAGTACCGTTCATGCCCTCCCATATATGGGGTAGTTCATGGTGAACGCCAGTGATGTACGGCCACAACTTATACGGGTAGACCTGATCTTTCTCTTCGGGGTTGAGAATCAAGTCCTTACCGATCTTCAAAACAAAGCGACCTCTTGGGAAGTCTGGTTCGCTCGCCCTGTCCGTTCGCGCGGGCATATCGGCCTGTCTCGGCGTGTCGCCCTCTTTCAGGTGGGGTGCGGAGTCCTTAAACGCCTCCGGGTTGCCGACTTGGAATGTGCCATCGCTCATCGGTCCTATCAAGGCTCCGTTGTCGATAAGCTCCTGCCTGCCGATCGGCTTCACGTCTTCCTTTTCAGTCTCGGTCAGGTCGCGGAAGTATATCTCGAACAGGGTCAGTTTTCGCGGTCGGCCGCCGTAATTGTCTTTATCGCCAGCAATACCGTACCCTCTCGCGTCGTTTATCATCTGGATAATGCGACCGCGGCTGCTTCCGCTCGTCAGGTCTTCCCCTCCGTCTTTTTGCGATGAACTTGCGAGTTGGGCTTCGCTTGTACCGTGGGGTAGGAATGTCGGGCCGAAAGCGTCCTGCATCCTTCGAGAGAACTCAGTATTGTGCGGGTCTTTATCCGCCACATCGATGATCTGGGTCCGCATCTCTTCAGTAGTACCCCATTTGCGAAGTACCCAATCTAACGAAACCCGCCTGCCGCTGTACACATAAGCGGTGGACTGGTCGATAGCTTCAGCCTCGGGGTCTGCCCCGAAATAAGGAGGATATAACAGATTCGCCTGCGGCTTGCCGATCCACTGCCTTGTCTTGGCATCCCATTCGGCTTTAGCGTCCCAGAATACCTTTGCCACGTAAATACCGAAGCTCCAAGCGTCAAGCGAAGCGGCGGTATTGAGTTGAGGCATACCGAGTTCGTTGATGTACTGATGCTGTAATATACCCTGCCAGATATCAGCCGCGTCGTCGTCTTCCGGCTGCTCGTCGTGCGGCTCGACCATAATCATAGGCCGTCTCTGGGCCTGGACCGCAGAGAACTGCATCAACTCAGGCCATGCGCGATTAATTTGAACGTCTACATTGATCGGGTTGCCATCTTCGTCCAAGGTCGGTGAAACACCTGTTCGCTGGTTGTTATATGTCTGGGAAAGGCCGCTCGACCAGATTGCGCCCCATGCGTTCGTACGCCTCTGACCGGCGAGTATCATATCGTCGGTTACAGTCGCCAGCCAATCGGGGTCTTTGCGATCTTGATAAAAATCCATTTTAGCCCTTCCCGTTATCTACCCCGCCAGCATAAGCCATCGGGCTTCGTCTACGCCTTCGATTCGGAACAGGTGGAACGTCATCAGTCACCGACGCCTTACGGTGAGGGGTGTGTAGGTGGGTCCAATACGCTATCATGTGGGCGAAAAGAAGATCGTCGAAACAACCCTTGCGATGCTCGTCTTTGCCCGCGGGGTTCTTGACGAAGGTTTTCTCTTCCCTGACAAGCCGGTCACTGTAAACATGGAGCGAGTCCCGCCATTCGTGCCCGTCCTGCTTACGACAGCCGGTTATCCACGTGTTTATCATGTCCTTACGGCTGGATGCTGTGTTCTTCCACCATAGTTTCCGAATATCACGCGCGTCTATGTCGTCAGCTTCACCTGTCCGCATCAACATGTTCGGATAATGCTTGCAAGGCATGATGGTAGCCTGCCCGTTGTTGTTGAACTCCGCCCCAAGATACGCCATATTGTACCACTCGCCAACCATCTTCAACTGCTCGCCAAACAGGTCGGATGCAATCTGCTGGGTGCAGAAGTCGGCGACAAACTGCAACTGCCTCCGGTCGAACACAGCGCCACCGCTGCGGTCCCTATCGCTCCGCTCGTCGCCGGTGTCCGAAAGGCCACCCTCGGCAGGGTCTCCGCCGACAGTATATTCGCAATACTGCTTGGGTTCCTCGTAGATAGTCCATGCGAGCCGGTCGTTCATGTCGCAAGTA